ATATAAATGGTCTGTTGCTCTAGTATTACCTGTGATGTAAATTTCCCCGCCAGTTTGGTTAATGTTAAATATTGCTCGGCCTGTTCCGGTTTGGTGTATATCTGGGCATTCGATAAATACTTTGGCACCTGGTAATATATTTGAAAATACTATGTTATTTGTTATGCCCGAGCATATTATCTCTTCTGCTTCTATTCTGCATGTTCCAGAGAATCCTGACGTAGTACCGTTTCTTAGGTAGATTCCGTATGTACCGCCACATATAATTCTTTGGAAATTCAATACAATATCAGATGCATCCCGCAAGCTTGTTGCGTATCCACTACCAGTAAGTTCAAAGAATTCTCCGCTTAATGTTACCTTTGCATTATCCTGAGAATATACGCATACTCCTTGTGCCACTTTTAGGCTATGCATTTCAACATAAAGGTTTGCATCCTGAGTTGCAGAAAACGGAGTTCCAGACCAATCGTTATCTATAGTTGCTGGAATATCGAATGCAACTTCACCGTATACTTTAACAATATTTGCTACAGTTCCTGTAATAAGTGTTAAGCCAGTACCAGTATTAAATATAGATTCAGTGGTAGTTATTCTGCCGTTCACGACCGCAGAAGGGATAACCTCTACCACCACTACGTCAGTATTAGCAGCATTATTGACTGCACTGGATACTGTATAAATTCCATCGTTTCCAGTTGACCCCAATATTTTGAATTTTTTACCTGGCACATTGAAGTGTGTTTCAAAGTTTCCTGGTGTAGTGAATGTTTTTGTTCCTTGATTTACTGCAGATATTCCAGTTGTTCCATGATATTGTTCGCCTCCGGTTAGTATAGAACCTGGCGTAAAGAAGAATGTTCCACCTTCAAATTGAATACTCATATCTGTATATGTACCCGGAAATACATAAATTAAAGGATTTGTTAAAGCGTCAGATACTGCTTGATCGACGGCTGCCTTTATTGTTTGCCAAGGTTTATTTATGTTTCCAACCTCTGTGTCAGTATCATTTCCACCTGGCGTAACATAGTAAGTATTCCCGAATACAGCACTTGTTATCCCGGTTATTTGTGATATATCTACTAGTCCCATTTTAATATTTTAATTTTTTAAGTTATCATGTAATTTAATGAAATTCTCCATCCTGCAATTAATTCAAACCCAGCAGCAGTTCCATTCCAATATAGTTTATCTCCTGATTGAACCTGTCCGTTTACGTGAGCGGATGAGAATCCCCTAGGCAGTGTTGGTGTCGCAGGATCTGCAAAGAAACATGATTTTGTATTTACTCCATCTCCTACTTCATATTCAACTCCGTTCACTTTAACTTCAACATATGAAACGTCAACTGGTGTATTTGTTAAAGTATTTAATGATGAAGGATCTCCGTCAGCTGACGTTGATAGTGCTACCCATCCTTTATCATATATTGACATTTTTTGAATTGTTGGTATTCCCGCTGCACCTCCAGCGGCTAACGCTACGATTTTTACAGTTGCATTAGTTGTTGTGAGTGTAACATCAACTGTATTTGCAGTATAATTATCTACGTGTGCATTAACCCTTTCATTTGTAGCAGTATCTATGAAATTTACTACGATATTATCAGTAGCAAGATTGTGTGTTATAGTTTTAGTAACATCTGCCGTAAATGATGCTAATTCCCAATACGAATAATTTAAAGGTCCTCCTCCGCCGGATCCGGTGTTTGGTGCCCAGTATGCATTACCTGCTCCGTCTGTGTAAAGTACATATCCTGCAGTTTCGTTACCATCTACATATTGAAACTGTCCTACTACAATACCATCGCCTATGATAACCTTGCCTTCTGGTATAAATTTAGCATCTATTCCAATCTTTTCCCAAACGAAATTAGTTAGTATATCAAAAGTATTACCGTCATCATCGGTAAAATATATTGATGTATTTACAGGTGCGTAATTGTTTTCTAAATTTGGAGGTCCTATCCACACTATACCGGTACCATCCAATGGTGATGGTATTATAATCGGAGATCCGATTTCGGTTAATAAGTTTAGTCCAGGCACTGGATCGCTTAATGATGTAAGACTCACCCATCCTCTAGTGTCTAGGTATCCTATAAAATCTTCACCGAATTGAGGTCGCTGGTTTTGAACGCCAGTATATATTACTTCTCCAGGAATACCTACTAATGGCCAATCGTTAAAGTCAGTGTGCCTATATCGTTTAGCCTCGGCTACTTTGACAAGGAATGAATTTCCCTCTGCTCTACCCTGTGGGTCTATTTTGAATGTAATTACGTCATTTAGCTTAACATTAAATTGACTACTTACGTTTAAATAACTTGTATTTATATTATATAACTCATTTATAGAATTTGTAGTTTCATCATATGAGATATTTTTTAGAAACTCGAGAACTGCAGACGAAAGGTCTGTAAAATTTATATTAGAAACATCTATTATCGCGCCTAGGCTCGAATTAGTTAATTTCTTTACATTTGAAAGTTTAGAATATATAGCCATTTAATAATTAACCATTTTTAGTTATTTATCTTACGTAAATGGATAATTACTTATGTTATCTTAATTTATTAACTCTGTACGTTTATCTATTTTAGACTCTTGTGAAAAGTTACCATTTAACACTATACAATTTTCTAAATTTGCATTTATAATATTGTCAGGGTTGCTATCTAAGTATGAAGATCTTATTTCATTTAGGAACCCTCCGTATTTGCAATTAGATAAATTAGAATATTTTATATCGTTATTAGAATATATCGTACTGTCTTGTAGGTTTGAATTTCTAATTTTACAATTCTCAAATAAGCAATCTTTTATGTCACCTTCTATATTACAATCAAAGAAATCCATATTATTTAAAGAAAAGCCCTTTTTAATAGTAGCTTCTTTTACCTGTACTTTATTTCTAACCGTGTCAAAATTTATTATTGCCTTTTTCATTTCACAGCATGATATTAGTTCAAATAGCTTATTGCGCATAGATGTATATCTAGATTCTATTAAGAATTTGTGATTAGTTAAATCTACATATAAGTGTATATCTGGATATGAATGTTTAAATATTTCGTAAGTTCTAGTAGATTCTATTACGTGTTTATATTTTTCTAATATAGTTTCTATTTTTCTATTTTCTTCTGCGCCAAATGAATTATTGTTAGTTAACGTTTCATATAAATGCTTAGATACATAGTTTATTAACTCTATAGTTTCATCTTTTTTATTTTGATAATTCTTTCCACCTGCATATTTTATAGAAAGATAGCCATCTCTTAGATTAGAGAAATTAGTACCAAAATGAGAAGATTCTGGAAAATTATAATCGGCTGAATTTGCTTTTTCTAAAAGAGCACCTGACATTCTACTTGAATAAAGTTCCTTTGGGTATATAAACATTGATTTACTTTGGTGGATTTTCTGTTTTTCAGAAGAAACCGAAGGCCACATTTTAAATATACTGTTTTCATTTAGATTTAAAATATATTTAAATTTATTTAAATTTTCTAATTTGTACTTTATTCCCAAATCCATCTCATTCAATGAGATTTTTATATTCATATTAGATCTACTATTAGTAAACCCATTTTCATTTATGAAATTCATGCATTTAAGCATAGTATGTATAGCCATCCCATATGGCATCAAATCAGTATCTATTCTATTCATCCTATGTCCACCGCTAAAGTCAGGAGCCACGTAAACGTTTTCATCCACAAAATGTATCTTGCTCTTATTATTTACTGGAATGACAGATTTGCCTAGGTATTTTGATAATTTACTAGCTATTTTCTTTCTGTTCAACGGTGAGAAGAATTGAAATGAAAAACCTATATTTGTATTATCAAAAAGAAATTTATTTTCTATCTTATTATACACGCAATTTGTTTTTTATTATTTATACGCATTATATCCAATCTTTTTCTCTAACCTGTCTCAATAAATTTAATAAAGTGTTTAATTCATTGCTAGTCAGTTCTCTTTTTAAATCAATAACATGAATGTCTTCAGTGAATGGATCTAAAAGGCTAATTAAGAACTTTGGATTGTCCCAGTATTCTGATTCTTCTTTACGTCCATTTGGATAATATGATACAGACTGAGTATCTTCCCATACATTACCGTTTTTATCCAATAATACACTAAATTTAAATTTTCCACAATCGCTGTCGCATGCATAATAAAATGTAACACTTTCAATAGCGTCATCTGTTTCTTCTTCCAGTGGTACTAATTCATACCATTTACCATCTATTTCTACTTTATTTTTCATCTTCTTTATTTTGGTTTATATTATTACTATTGAAACTTCATCTCTATGTATCCATACTTCTTCTCCATTCATAAACCTATCCTCATCAATTGGATCGTTTAAGTAAGTAGGCGTTGGGTATTTAGCAAACTGATATTTGCCCTGTTCATATCTCCATGCAAATTCAAATTCCATTTTCTTTAACAGTTTAGGAAATAACTCATGGTTACTTGTATGATCTATAATTCTTACTCTCATATAATTACTTTTATTTAAAACCTTTATATAATATACTATATAAAATAAAAAAGATAAATAAAAATAAATATTCATAGATGTCAACTACTGCGAATTGGAAAATATTTAAATCATTGGACTTTAGTATCCAGTTAATTTTAAAGCAAACTATAAATTACCTAACGGGTAGGTTTAACCAAAGTCTTCAAGTTTTCACATCTGCAAGTCCATTCGGTCAGTTAATTATAGTATTGGAAAACCTAAGTCAAATGATCTTCTATTATATAGAGGATTCTATTACTGAGCTAAGCATGTTAGATGCAACTAGGTTATCTTCAGTATATTCATTATCAACAATGACTGGACATAGTCCTAGTAGAGCTATATCGGCAGCTGGTGAAATATCACTATCTACTAATGCAAATTCCAAGGAAGCTGACTTTGATATAGTTATAATACCTAACCTAACTCGAATAAAATCTAGCAATAATGGTTTAACGTATGTTTTGAATCTACCACAGGACGATATAAAATTCTCAATGAAAGGAAGTGATAATGGAGTAGCAATGAACATATCACAGGGAACCATTGAAACGCAGACTGTTGTAGCAAGAGGAGTAGACATTGAAAGTTTTTCTATACAGTCTCCTCAAAATTACCTAGTTGACAATTATTTAGTTGACGTATATGTCAATGGAGAAAAATGGAAGCGATATGAATCAATAATAGACATGCCAAGAGGGGAAAAGTCATTTATTGTAAAAACTGGTATTACTTCAGGTGTTGATATATATTTCGGAAACAATTTCTTTGGCAAAGTTCCAACTAAAGGTTCCAGAATACAAGTTCAATATTTAGTAAACAATGGTGCCGCTGGAAACATAACAACTTTACAAGCATCGCAATTAAAATTCGAATGGGAAGAGACCGGATTCACTTTAATAGGAAATGAAGTAGATCTTAATGAGTATATTACTATTAATACTACAAATTCACCACAATTCGGTGCAAATCCTGAAGACTCTGATTTAACTAGGTTACTTGCTCCTAAGCAATCTAAAAGCTTTGCTTTGGTAAATCCATCACATTATGAAGCATTATTGCTTAGACTAAAATTATTTTCAATAATAAGAATATTTTTAGATAAACAAGACAATAGGCTTTTAAATTTGTTCTTAGTGCCTAACATAGATAACTTATTTAACACTGGACAGGATTATTTTTCAGTGGACTTGAGTAAATTTAAATTAAGCAGTTTTCAAAAGAACGAACTTCTCAGATATCTAAATAAAACGGGTTCTAAGTTAATATCAACTGATACGGTTATAATAGATCCAATAATAACAAATTATGTAATAAACGTTAGTGTAATAGTATTTGATGATGTTGCTACTGAAATAATAAAAAGAGACATATATAATGACCTAGGAAATTACTTCATTAGTAATAAACGAAGAACTAGGATACCAAAGAGTGACCTGATTCGTGTATTAGAAGACGTTAGAGGTGTAGATTCGGTTTCAATAAATATCATATCAAAAGCTAATGAAATAGGTAAGATAGAAGACCCAAACGCCCCTACTATAGGTCTTGATGAATTCAACGATATAATAATGACTGAATATGAACTTCCGGTTGTACATGGAGGATTTAAAGATAGATATGGAAACGAATATTCCGAAGGACTTTCATCCGAAGCACTCGGAGCAGTTAATATTCAAATAAAAAAAATAACACCTAGACCCTTTGGTGTATCTAAATAATGACAAGAAATAGCATATATAGAGCAGCGTATTTAAGAAAAGAGAAGCGGTTACATGTAGGTTACAACTACAAAGATAATATATTAAAAAATACTTTGTCTTCTCAGATGTACGGCATAAATGAAACATTTGATACTTTCTTAAAGAGTGCGAATGACGTAATGTATGAAAATATAGAAGCAGTTAAGCAAATTAAGATATTTGCAAATCCAGCATTAGATAAGTACGAGAATAAATTAAATTAACAGCATGGCAGATATATTTAAAAATAAAGAAAATAGAAGCATTTTAAAGAATGAAATAGAAGATCTTTTAAGCGGAATAAACCATGATGAATTTTCGGGACTAAACGCAGATGCTCAGATACTTGAAGAAACAAAAATGGAAAGTCAGTATGATTTTGATAAAATGGATCTTGAATTCAATGAAAAAGCCAAGGAAATAACCGATTCTCTATTTGAGTATTATGTCGAGCTCGGCATATTAGAAAAAAACAATTACATAAAACACAAAAAAGAATTAGACACTATAAATGTATCTAATATATTTTTTCAAGTGAAGACTCTTAAGATAACTATACAAACTATAATGACTGAGATAACCTCAGGAAACACGCATCCTCGTTTAATAGAGGTAATGGGTCAGCTTCAAGATAAATTTAAAACTTTAACACAGACTCAAGCTAATTATATGCTATTTCTAGAAGATTCATATAAAAAGATAAACTCAGAAACTCCAGTTAATCCAAATAATACTTTAAATAACACTAATAAGGAAGGTGAATTCTTTATATCGGTTGGAACAAAGGCAGTTATAGAAAGTTTACCCGATTCTAAGAAATATGAAGATAGCGATAGTCAGCTAATAAGTCCTTCTAACAAGTCTGAGCTCATGAAAGAAAAAAACGTAGTAGTTGAAGCTGATAAAAAGGATTTAGATTCTGACTTCATAGACGTAACCGATATAATTTAAATAATAAAAATATGATGAATCCAAATAACACAATGTCCGGTGGAGGTTTCACATCTCTTAAACTATCTGGAATAAATGGAGAAAGCGATAACCACGTTTGGAATTCAGAAAAAGTAAATGCTATAATTAGAAAAGTAGATGAAGAAGGACTGGACATACGTGGAATGCAAAATTCCCCGTTTAAGGAAAACGATATCATATTAAAGAAAGGTAAACTTCCATTTGAATACACTACCGAAGAGTGGGAAGAAATGGGAAGGTGTAAAATTGATCCAATGTACTTTGCTGTGAACCACGCATTTATCAGAACTCCGCTTGGAGACATGTTAGTTAAGGATGCAGGTAATCTTAGAGATTTCCAAGAGCAGATAATTCAAAACTTACATAATCATAAATTTAACATATTAATGGCTAGTAGGCAAATAGGTAAGACTGTAACTACGGCTATCTATATAGTATGGTTCATGCTATTCAATAAAGAGAAAAATGTCTTAATGGTTGCAGATAATATGACGACTACTAAAGAAATAATGGAAAAGCTAAGAATAGTATTAGATAACCTACCATTTTTCATGAAACCTGGAATAGTAAAAATAAACGAGTCTAGTATTAGATTAGACAACGACTGTAGACTAGTTCTAAGAACAACTACCAAGAAATCTGGTATTGGTATGACAGTGAATTTCTTATACATTGACGAATTTGCGCATATTTCAGAATCTAATTTAGATAAATTTTATAGAGCAATTTTACCTACAATAACGGAAGATCCATATGCTAAAGTAGTAATAACATCTACACCAAATGGAAGAAATAAGTTTTGGGATATATGGACGGATTCAGTAGACAGAATTAACGATTATAATCCAATGAGAGTAGACTGGTGGCAAGTCCCAGGAAGAGATGAAGAATGGAAGCAGAAAACTATAGCTAATCTAGGATCTGTATCTGATTTCAATCAAGAATATGGACTTCAATTCTTTTCATCTGACGATCTATTGCTTTCATCAAATGATTTAAAGAAGATAGATAATATACAATCCAATTATCTAAATTCTAAATTAGACTTAGATGAAGACTTCTATTATATCAATGACTACTTAACGTTTCATAAGAAATATAAAAACTACACTATAGACGATTTCAGAAACGAGTCCTCTTATATAGTGGTATCTATAGATACTGCAGATGGAGTAGGTCAGGATTATTCAGTAATGAATATATTTAAAGTGGTAGCATTGCCTATTAGTGAACTTCTTAAAAGGAAGAATGCTATTAAAGAAGACATAGATTGTATATCTATTGTTCAAATTGGCAAATTTAGATCAAACGAAGTAAACATAAACGACTTCTCCACGGTATGTGAAAAAATAATATATGAAATATTTAACCCTGAGAAAGTAAGAATATTATTGGAATTAAATCATAAGGGTGACATCTTGCATAATAGATTCACATCAAACGAACACTATTGGTGGGGACAAATTATACATACCAAGCATACTGAACTTTCTAAAAATTTAAAATCAGGAATAAGATTAGGTCCCACTAATAAACTTAAATATTGCGAAAAATTTAGATATCACGTATCTATTAATAAGGTAATATTAACATGCTATGATACTTTTCTAGAATTATCATCATTTGGTAAATCAAAGGGTGGATCTTATAGATGTCAAAGTGGTAATGACGATTTAGCAATGACTTGTATAAATACTTCGCCACTATTCGATTCCCCCCAGTTTTTAGAAATAGCATATGAAACATATGAAGAAACCAGTGATGAATATAAAAATACATTACATAGCGATATAATGGATAGTTCTATAGATAAATCATTATATGATTTTAATAGAATAAGCGATTTAAACAATCAACTCAATTCAGAAAAGCCCCACGAGGAAAACAGAAAAAGCGTATTTGACGCTAACCACTTACAAATGCTAAAACAAATTAGCGATAATTTCTATAAGTCATAATTATTTAGTATATTATACTTAGTAATCACAGTTATAAATTTTAAATACATGAAAAGCGTATTGATTGACACGGAAACCACGATAAACGAATATCTATCAGATAATAAAGAATTAGTATATTCAGAAATATTGAACGCAATAGGAGATTCATATATGAATAGCGATATATCTAGCATCAGCGTATTGGAAATATTTAGCAAAGATTCAACATCTTTAAAGTTAGAAATAGAACGTGAAGATTGGATAAAAAGCATAGATAGAACCCGTATATTCTTTGAAAAACCAGACATTGAAGAATATGAAAAATGCGCAACTTGCGTAAATATACTCAACTATTTAAGAAACAATGAGAAAACCTCTATTGCAGATTTTGATTTTCTAAAGCATGATACATATAGAGCACTAAAAGATAAAGATTTAAAATGCAATAATACTTTAAACAAATAACTAATTTAATATAATATTTAGTATTATATAAAAAAACAAAACTACATGGCAGGATTTGATGAACTTAACAAACGGATAAATGATAGAATACAAGAACTATCAATTAAATTATATGAAAATACAGCAAGCACTAGAGAATACAATGAAATATCCGAATTGATATACCCAAAGCTTAAATATCACATATGGAAGTTTTGCAAAGATGAATATGACACAGCCGAGGCATTACATTTTACACTACTTAAGGTTTTTAAAAATGTATCACAATATAATCCAAACGCTGGAAGATTTACCACGTGGGCATTTACCATAGCGAGAAATGAAACCCTGTATTATTTAGATAGAAAGCATAAATCCATACCTAAATATATAGAAATTGGAGAATTATACGAAAATCACGATAGTTACTCATCTGATGGTGAATCAGACGCTTATAAACAATCAAAGGTAATATCTGATATGCATGATAAAACTATATTTGAAATATTTAACTTAAAAGACGAGTTGCTTAAGAACATTGCAATTGATAAAATGTTGAGTAACGACAAAGTTAAAGAAATAGCTATTAAATATGATCTTAAAGAAAACACAGTTAAAACAAAACTTAGAAAGGCTAGATTTGAAATACGCAAAGCCGTTCTAAAAAATAATCCATTTATTAATCAAACGTTAATCGAAGTCATACCAGGCTTTAAAATTAAAAGTAAATAATTATGAAAAGAATACTAGCATACTTAAACCCTACATATCGAATTAAAATTATATTCCGAACGATTAAGGAAATATACCTATTTATATCATATGTAAAAACCATTAACGCTATGGCACAAACGCTTAAGAGCAAGGGTATAATGAAAGATTCAAAATACACTTTAGTAAAGGGAATAAACCTTAAGGCTGAAACTTTAATGTATGGAGGAGTGGGTGAAGAGTTAGAAAGATTTGAAATAAGTTTTATAGGTAAGGAAATGTCAAAATACAATGAAATATTTCTAGAAAATGGAATATTAGAATTAATTAAAACTAAAGCGAATAGGATAAAGAATGACGATTTTTACGGTTATCTAGTGTCAATATCATTTAACTACAAATATTTTACTTTATATTCTATAATTTCAAGCATATTATACATAACGGCATTATCGTTAATATTTTTAAACATTCCATATGGATATATTATTTCAAATATATAAATTAAATTAAAACAAATATTATGAAAATTAAAGACACTATCAAAAACTACGTGTTCCAGATATTAACTGTCATATTTATACTATTGTACCTAGGTAAAGGATGTACTAGTAAAAAAATATCAAACGTAGATAAAAAATTAGAATCAATTAACACTAGTATGATACATTCTATAGATTCATTAACTAATGAGATTATCATGTTAAAAGCTAATTGTATAAATGAAAAGCAAGCACATGATGTAATGGAAAAAGTGATGTTAGACTTTTTAATATATGAAGATGATTTAGATAAAGGAAAAACTAGTCTTTCTCAGATAAAAAATAAGATAGAAGAAAATGATTAAGTGGTTTCAAAACAACAGGGATAATATAGTACGCAACTCATTTTTACTTCCAATCTTACTAGTTGTTATAATGTCAATTAGCCACGTAGTAAGTTGGTATGACCTAGGTAACCCATATAGTTGGGCAATATATTTATCGGTAGCTATAGAGATATTTGCTTTAGCATCTGTATCCGCTTCATCTATTAAGATGAGTCGAGGTTCTATTTGGTTTCTATTCGGTTTAGTCACAGCAATTCAAATTATAGGTAATATATTCTTTGAGTATAGGGATATCGTAATTACTGATCCGGGTTTTTTATCATGGGTTGAACTTATTTCACCAGTATTTGAGGATTTCAGTGTAACAGATCACCGTAGATTACTAGCAGCATTTCAAGGAGGAACTTTACCTTTAATGTCGCTCACAGCTTTACATTTTTATATTAAATTCAATGACGCTAAAGTTGTTAAACCAATCGATACCCCTGACATAAAAGAAGTTATCGTAGAAGAAGCTAAAGGAGATGCTAAAGATTCATACGATAATGGTGCAATTGCTGAATTAGAAAAAATTGCAGTTGAAATGAGTAATAAATACTCAGCAGTCCCCGATGAATCAAAAAAAGAATCTAATAATAAAGATATCGCTATTGAAACAGGATATATAAATAAAATGGATGACCACAGAATTGGAAAAAGTAACAAGCCTAACAAGAATTGGGGTTAAAATAATTTATACAAATGAGTAATTGCGGAGGTGGGTGTGCCAATGGACTATGCGCATGTTCAACAGTGGCAACTAAGCCACTATTAACAGTAATAGATAAATGCTTTGTAATATCGGATTGTGATGACGTTGTAGGTAAATTCTGTTTAAACGATTTTGCATTCCCAGTAGATGGAAGTCAGTGTATACGGTTAGAAGTACCGAAGTCAATTGCAGGAGCCGAATGGCAGTCATTATCACTATTTGACAATGGTATAACTATCACATCACCCAGTGAAGATTTAGACAAAGACAAACTTTATGTAAGAGGTATCTTGTTAAAGATTAATTATACACATGAAGATAATAACTCAGAAGAAGTTAAATTAATAGATAAAAAAGCTAGTATTTCTATAACAAATGCAGCACTTGAAGAGTGTAATTATCCACTGTATAACTTCTTTAGCATATTTACAAACCCTGTAACATTAGACCCGTCAGATTTTATAAATAAAATAGTAGTATATAATCCTAGTATTAAGTATAGTTTTAATGTAGATGCATTGGTAATTTATACTAAAACAGCTACAATATAAAAATAATTATTAAAAATGGTATCACCGACAAGCTCAACAGAATTAATACAACTTGAACATTATAGTTCAGGTACGCCGGTTGTAGATTACATTCCAACATGGGTAAGCACTGATAAACGCGGATATAGTTCATCTATAGGATATTGGCAAATTGGATCTGAAACTCAGCACGGACTTACTTATTCTCCAGTCTATAGAATGATATTCGCAGATTTACAAGTAACAGGTGCTACTCATATAAAAATATGGGGTATTTCAAATACTACAGATGATGCAGCATTGTTTCCTATTGAGTATTTTAAAAGAAGTGCTACTAAATCTTGTGCGGCTGAACTGGACGTTTATTTAAATAAATTTGAATTTACAGATTCGCTTGGAGCAGTGGTTCCTATAGGAGGAACATATAGCATCATAGGTTGTAAGAAGAAATCAATGCCATTATCGTACTAATATGGAGTTTATATATGAAAATAATGTAGTAATGACATACGCTCAACATAGGAGCTTTCAAAAGGGGATACCTTTCTATGGACAGTCTGGTGACTTTAACTTTGTAATGGGTAAAAGTCAATTTACACCTGGTATATCTATAAAGTTACTTCCTCTAGCTGACTTATCGTTAAACGTAGAAGCTGGTTTCTCAGAATTTGATATGTATATTAACACACTAAAGAAAATGTTTAAACCTGGAGATAGAGTTAGAGGCGTAAAGATGAACTCTATGGTAAAGGAAGACGATGATGGTAAACAAGTAGTTGGTAAGTTTCAAGATATTAAAATTGATTATAATAACAAACAAATTAGAGCATTTTTGACAAACCCTTCTACTTTAGAAAAAACTGAAGTATATCCAGACACAATGGAACGTCTGTATGAAAATAAGTCTTTTAGAAAAGTTTCTTCTAAAAACTCAGTAGTCTTAGACTTCGAAACATTTATAAGCACTTAAGTTTATAACGGTTCTATATATCGTATAGTATAAATAATTACTATAAAACCAAAACTATCATTTTTGTATAATAATAAAAAATACTACCATGTATGGACAATAATACTGAAGACAAGGAAGCATTGGATATTCTATCTAAATTAGAAGAATCTGGAGATGTTAAATTTGATAAAGAAGAGAAAAAGGTTACCAGCTTAGGAAAAGCCTCTAGACAATTTATGTCAGATGCAGGTGAATCACCTTGGAAGCTAGTTGCTTTGAACACACTGCCTTCTAAAGGTATGATGCATGATGTTGAATTCGAGCAACTCATCAAATCAGCAAAGACAAAGGAAATACGCCACTGGTCTACTATAGATGAATATGATCCCGTGGATATTTTCGATAAAATAGCATATGTAACTGAATCTTGCAGTAAACTTAATATTAAAGGATCTAATGCTAGATTAAATTCAAATGATATACTTGAAATAGATAAATATCATATTTTGTTTAAAATACACAGGATAACTTTTCCAAACGCTGAGAATAAATTAATGGCTAAAGTTAAGTGCACGTCTAATAGTTGTGATAAGATTAGTTCTATCCATACCACAGACTCTAATTTACAAGGTTTTTCATATCCCATGGAATTAATGGAGTGGTATTCTGAAGAAGAGAGATGTTTTGTCATTCCTTCTGAAAAACTAAATGAAACTCTTAGATTATACATGCCAACTATAGGTGTTACTAAAGTAGTCAACGAGTACAAAGAATTATGTTTAAGCAGAGGTTTAAGTGAAGATGAGGCTTTTGATAAGATAGTCCCATATTTGATAGACAGTTGGAGAACTACATCTGCTGAAAAACTTCTAGAACTTAGAAATGAAAGTAATCGATGGAGTGAAAATAAATTTCTATTTCTACATGGAGCAACAGAAGCACTTATAAAAAATTCAAAGAATAAAGTTCTTGGTATATGTGAAAAGTGTAAATCTAAAATAGCCTCCTCAATTTTTTTGGGAGGAAGCTTCACTGTCAAAGATTTTTTCATTATTTCAAGTAGACTTAGAGACCTTATTTGAAATAAACATGGAATTAGCGGTGAAGCTTAACCAAAGTTTCGAATCATTATATAATTTAGATTTCCTAGAATATTCTATGATACTTTCTATACTTAAAAGAAAAATAGAAGAATCTAATTCTGATTCAACTTCTACATCAACAAGTGGCGTGTATTTTGACACGGCAAACCCAGTAAAATTAGACATACCTAGCGATATAAAACTTAGATAAATAATAAAAATAATAACTTCAAATGTCACTGGAAGCATTAAAAATTCTTTTTGAAAAAAAGTCAGATATTAGTATTGCAAGAACTAAAAAGACTTTAGATAAATGGACTGCGCGGATTGCAGAATATAATACATTATATCCGGAAGTATTAAAGACTGCAGAGGAATTGGGTATTAAAGAAACATTCCAAAAGCTTTTCCCAGAAGGAGGAGGAAGTCCTAGATGGGGATCACAGCTTAATGAATTATCAAATTTATATGCTTACGGAGAGGACCTATTGCCTATAAAAGCCCTTAATAAAGTAGCAGATTCTCCACAGAAAATTGAGAAATTAACTAAAAGCATAGAAGACCAGGAAAAAATTAAAACCGCTGGTGCTGATCCCTATGTAGAGAAAATACATGCCGAGTTAAATAAAATAGTAAAGTGGGATGATATTATTAAATTTGGCGATAAATTCTTAGAGGATCCGAGCGCGGATAGTCCTATTGAACACTGGAGTCACAAGTTTACTGAAGAAGTAGAAGGTCCCTCTGGCATATTAAGCAGTCCGGAATTATATTTAGCAATTAAAGAACGTGGAAATACTTTAACTAGTGTAGATGAAGAAAAACAAAAAGTTGAAGAGCCTATAGTAGGAGAAGCAGCAGAAGAAACAGAAGACGGAGAAGAGTCAGCTGCTATAAACGATACCAAACCCACCGACGATTCCACTAAAAATGCAGGCGAGTTGGGAGAACCTGCTGATTCTAGCAAAGAATCATTTTCATCTTTGAACATAGAATCATCCAATGCTTTAAGCATTCCTGAGGTAGAAACTGAAGCTGTTGAGGAAGTAGAATCTTCAGATGCATTGAGTATACCTAAAGAAGCCGAAGCTCCGGGACCAGTAGACACCCCCAAAGAAGCCGAAGCTCCCGTAGAAA